GAGTTGGCTCTGGAGTTGGCTCTGGAGTTGGCTCTGGAGTTGGCTCTGGAGTTGGCTCTGGAGTTGGCTCTGGAGTTGGCTCTGGAGTTTCCGATACATCATCAACTGGTAATACTGTTTCATCAACTACTACTTCATCTTTTAATTCTTCCATAAATTTATTCTTTAATTACATTAATAATAACCCCATCAAGTAATTCTTTCTCTTCGTCAGTGAAATCAAAACCTTCTATATTATTGCATATAAATGGTTCTACTTCAAACTCCTTTTCTTCCCACTCTTCGCTAACTTCCTTCGTAAGCTTCATAACCATCTTAAGACCTTGCTTAGAATATTTGAAACTCTGTCCATTTTCTGCGTAAAGTATTTCTTTAGTCTTTGGATCTTCTAGTGCATTGTCTACACGAATATTTTGTAGCGTATCATTGTAATCATTAAATATCTTATCAATACATTTCTCCTGGAATCTTTTAAAGGCATATCCTAACTTTGTCTTTGCAAAATTAGAATCTTTCTTATTTAAAAGAGTTCCATATAACTGATTTATTTCTTTAAGTTGTTTGAATGTTTTTTTAATCATATATATTACTACGCATTACAAAATAAACTATCGATCCAAACTTCTCCTTGTACCCCTGGTATCTCAACCTTGTAAGCAATTTCAGAATAAGCGTAGTATCCATCGACCTTATCACCTGTCTGAACAAGTCCATGCGCAGGATCAAATACTGATACATCAATCTCTTCACCAGTAGGGACTTTCTTTTCTTCCTTTTTAGTATCAAGAATTTTACAGTGAACATGTTTACCATTGTTCATTAGATCAAGAAGTTTTACTTTCTCAGCCTTTATTTTACCATCCTTAGTTTTCTCCTGACCCAAGAAAATAACATCAAGATAATCCACAATCTGAGGAGTAATACCACTTCGATCTACCTCCTGATATGCACCCTTGCTTGTCCATCCAACAACATATCCAAGATCGTTTTCATCACCAGCAATAGGATACTTTCGTATCTTAATAGTTCGAAACTTAGGCTCAAAACTCTTTTTCTCCTTAAGTTTTAAATCACCATTTGTTGATGCACTTCTTGCCACAAGTTCTTCAAGACCAGCATTTTTAGCTTCCATATCTACTATCTTTCTTTCCTGTTCAGCCAACTGTTCTTGAATTTTTACTAACATACTTTCTTCTACTTCTATTTTTTTTGGTTCTTTGTCTGCCATATATTTATATAGTTATTAATTATAATTTAAGACCCAATGCTTCTGCTAATTTTTTACCTGATTCTGTTCTAGGAATAGTATCATTAGTTTTCTTTTCTGTTTCTGGTGGTTGCCACGAACCTCCTTTAAATCCAACACTAGCCAGAAGATCAGGTTCTGTAGTGGATATAGCACCGAGAATCATTTTTGCTTTACCTTCAATAGCCTCTGGTGTCTCTGCATTAATACCAATAACAGCCCACATATCCTTCATCTTTTCAAAAAGTTTATCATCACTTCCTGCCTTTGCGCGAAGAACTGAATCAATTTGCGCCTCTCTTATTGTTTTGTCAGATGTTTCACGTGCAATGCGTGCCTCCTCAAGGGCTAACCCATTCTCATAGATAGTCCTTTGCGCTATGTCTAACTTTGCTACAACATCATCATTCAACTTTCTGAAGTTCTTGAACTCACCAGTCCTTTCACCGAGAGCAGTCTTCGCTTGTGTAAGCTCCTGTTCAAGTGTTGTCTTCACTGTTGCAAATTCTGTTTCCTTTGTTTTAACAGCTTCTGTAACCTTTGTTGCAATCAGTGCATCTACATCTTCTTGAAAAATACCCTGAACTTCGTTTCCGTTTTCATCAAAAAATTTTGCCATTTATGTTTATTGTTTAATTTATAATTCTACTGCTTTACTACTGTCAAACTTCTGCACTTTATTCTTCTCCAATAAATCTTCATAGAGAAGCGAAAGTCGACCTAATTCGCGTCTCCATAATTCAGTAAAGGCAATTTGTGCTCTCCCGTAAAGTATATTTTCTGTAGTAGGAGGTCTATGTCGTACCATTTCGTTCGCAAAATGATCAGCCGTCCAAGCAATAAGGTATTCAAAATTAGGATCTTTAATCTGCTGATATCCCCACATCATCATTGAAAGCTTACCACGTTCAGTTAATTTATCTTCTGGTCTTTCATACTGTGTTGAAAATGTGCCACTAAAATCTTTAAGTAAATAGTCTAATATATTCATTTTAGAAAGTGTTATTGCCACACGTTGATTTACAGTGTTTTCTATTTCTTTTTCATCCTTCTTTATCTGAGGATAAAGAAAATATGCAATTTTTTTTCTAAATATTTGTAACATATTTCTATTATACCATAAACTTTTATCGCAATATAGTGCCTAGCTGTGGACGAGCACCTTTAGCGATATTAGCAACTGTAGGTTTTGCTCCAGGCATAGCTCCATGCGCTGTATTCATATTTATAGCTGGTGGATTTCCACCACTTCCATCTGGAGATGGTGTTGTAGATTGCATTTGCTGTTGTTTAGCATCAAGTTCTTGTTGTGAAATAAACCATGTATCAAAATCATTACCAGTAACTTTAGCAAACTTATATTTAAGTTTCTTTACATTAAGTGAATCAATTCCGAAAATAGCCATAGCATCACCTATCTGTTTAGCAAACATCATATATGACATAGGATCATTATCACTTATTACAGGTATACAATAGTAGTACCAATTAAGTTTCATAGAAGCATATTGTTCAGGGTGTAGTAACACAATAGACTGGTCCCCTTGACCATTCTTTTTAGCATCCATTTCTTGTTGATGCACATTTTGAGAATCTTCGAGTGTGGCTTTTCCGTTAGGTCTTTTGGGAATATTCTTAGTGAAGATAATTTTCTTGGTACTTGTATTTCCAGCTTCTCCTTGTGTTGGTACATTTACAGTGCGATATTTATTATAAATAGATTTTTTAAATACATCAATCTGGACATCAATAGGTTTAGTCCAATTCTTTGCAATATTATAAGTACGTAGCCAATATAATTGTGTATTACCAGAAATAATACCGTCAAATAAAGCGGCTACATCAAGTGATGAAGATTTCATATTATTCAAATCTTGAGTAGCAGTCATTTCACTTCCTTGATTATCAATACCCTGGAAAGCATCTTGTACACTATTTTTAGACATCTCTTTCTTTATCATCTGATAGTAAGAGAAATCAGCAGGTGTCGCTCCAGTATAGTTTGGAAGTACCGGGAACAAATCTCCATCGCGAATATCATTGATAACCTGCGCTGGATCAGTCACCTCTTGTCCAAATTGCTTACCACTTTTATTACCCATAGTAGGCTTTGCTTTCTGCTTCATCATACCAAGCATAAGTTTGAAGAACATGTTTTCAATATCTCCAAGCACACGCATCTTCGCAGGCTGTGATTTTGAATAAGCAAAATCATGCATAGGTTCCAAATCAAATTTAGCAAATGGTATGGCACCAGAAGGTGATATCGCCGTAAGTGGAAATCCTGAGATAAGAGTCTTCGGACCACCACCTTCTTCAGTCCACTTTGGATTCGGTGTTTCCATTATTGGTAGCATATCAATACCATTGATAGTGATTGCAAATTCATTAGCAATAGGATCATAGTAACGAATTATCTCACAGTAGTTTGTAGATATTGGTCTAAGTGTCCATCCATGCGAGAAAGAACTATTAGTAACTTCAGATGTATAAACAACAGTAGTAGGCACATATTTCCATCTATCCCAATCACCATAGATACCTTTTACAACATCATAACTTTCGTATTCAACAGTAAAGAAATATGGTTGACCTTGTGGCCCATTCATAAAGAACTTTCGAATATCTCCAAAATAACATTTTCGAAGGTCCCAAAGTTTAGCTTGACATCCATCGTAGGTTTTAACTTTCTTTTCTGTCCAAGTAGTTTTAATAGAACCAACAGTTGCATTTTTAGTTCCAAAATCTTTTTCAATATCCCAATGTTCTACCCACGCATCTTCAACAAGCGCAACACCGAAAGCAACCATAGACCTATAAATAAGTTTAGATTTATCTTTCCATTGTTCAAGCATCAAAGACTTCCTTACCATATCCTCACCAGTTTCAGCAATCTCTTCCATCATTTCATCATCCTCACCATAGCATTGCGCTATTGGTTCGAAGTCGTACTTGTTTGCGTATTGGACTAAGGTAGAATCTTTATCACGAATCGTTCCCACATTTATAGAAGTGTCTTGCGCGTTAATACGAGGCTTAGTATATTGGTCATCAGCTTTTTTTTGTATGTCATACCACTGCAAAAATCCCATATCATCAAATTCAGGATGTGACATGTCACGTTGGTCACGCGCAGCTATCATGCGTAATCTCCGGAAGGAAATATATTTCTTTACTTCTTCAGAATACTCAATAGTAGGTACATTTGTTATCTGATTATTAGGATGGAGTGTATTCGTTGAAATTATTGGTGCGAGCGAGTTTGTGGTTTCCATATTTTGAATTATATTCTATTTGTATTTATAATAAAGGGTGTGGATAACTTTTTCTTTGCTTTTGCGCCATAAGTATCAGTTTGTATATGACAATTATGGCAAAGAGTACTCCCATTATCTATAATCCAAAACATTTCATACTTTAATGCTTTTTCGTATAGATTTTCTAATCCTTGTTCTACTATAAGTTTATTAAGAATAGCCGAAAATGGAATAGGATAATGATCTGCCTCAAGATTTCCACCCCTGTTGTCTCCACATAAAACACAGGTAAAATTATCATGTTTAAACACAGAATTTCTCCATATAGAATATTCTATACATTTACGTATTTTTTCATATACAGGTGTTATTCCACCATTCCAAGAATGATTCTTTTCACCTCTCATTTTTTCCCTCATAGATTCTGGTTTCCTTTTACCCAATCCAGCCAAACTAACTTTTCTACGAGTTTCTTCTGTATGTTTAAAACCTTTTGCATTTTGATTTCCTTTTCTTGCTTCGCTCAACTTTCTTTTAGTTTCTTCTGATGCTTTAGTTCCAATTTTTGCCTCACTGATTCTTTTACAAGTTTCTGGAGAATATTTTTTTCCTGTATGCCATTTAGACATTTTTCTCTTTGTTTCTTCTGAATGTTTTCTACCTTTTTGTGATTCACTCATTTTTAATAAAGTTTCTTTAGAAAAAGTTTGTTTAGCACGTGCCTCACGAAGTTTTTGTTTAACTTCTTCAGTTCTTGGTATTCCTTTATTCCATGCTTTATGTCCTTTAAGTGCCATATACGGTATTATAGCATTAATCCCCTATAGGAGAAAACTTATCAAACTTTTGTTCCTGTATATTGTTTCTATAAATATTTTTAATCGCTCCATCAGGTCTTAGAAAACACATTGAAAGAGAATCTGCCATGTCAGGCGAAGGAAAACCTTGCTTTTTCATACTAACTTTATCTTGTATTTGGATACGTCCATTAGCTGTACGTCTGAAACGTATTGAAAGAAGCTGGTCTTTAAGTCTAGGTGTTTCCATTATTTCTCCACCAGCTCTACACCATTTCATCATTTTATAAAATCCTTCTGCTCTACGATTTAAATATAAAATTCTTTCCTCTTCATCTTCACAAGCATCACCAACATTTACAGGATAAACTCTCCATGGTCGTTTCATCTTACTTGTTGCTAGTGCTATTTCCATTCCAACATCAGCACCTTTTCCAAAATTATCAACAAGAAAATCTTCTGGCGCTACATCATATTTATCACAAATAGTAATAGATTTTAAAGCCATTCCAGCAGGATTACTAATATCTTCTTGTGCTACTATCATCATTCTATGTTTATCTTTCAAAGCCCAAGCACTTTTATCTTGACCTTCACCTGACGCGTCTAGTGCTGCGATAGTACGTCCTACGGGTTTCCAATTTATATCCATAGGCACGAAGTGTAAATCTTTTTCATTAAAAAGTTGGACATATCCAGCTGCATCCACGATTCCCTCATCGGGGAATAAACCCTGAACACGTATTGCATACTGCACACTATCTGTCCCATACTTCTCCACAATAGAATCCACATACTTCTGGTCAACACGTGGGGAGTCCAGGGAAGAGAAAGAGTACGTCTGCCAACGGTCCTTATCTTTGTGATGTGTATCGTAGAAATACCCGATAGAGCGAGTACCGTTTGAGATAAGGAATACGAGAATATTCCCGCTGGTTAAGGACCCTTCCATCGTTTCATAGATTGTCTCCTCAATTCCTGACCCTTCATCAGCAATAAGCATCACGTGATCCGCGTGGATTCCAGCAAGCGCTTCAGTATTTTCCTTTGAGGCAGTTTTTGCGCGTGCGAACCACTCGTTAGGATCCTCCTTCATTCGAATGTGAGTACTCTCCCAGATATACATCTCCTCCATCTGTTTAGGCATCTTCTGTATCCACTTCTTTATTTCAGACCACAACACGTCATAAAGCCCTGCCTGGGACGGTGCGGTACAGCCGATACGACAGTTAGGATGGACGAAGAGAAACCAAAGTGTGAGGAGTGATACGAGGGCTGACTTACCTATTCCGTGGCCGGAAACAATAGATACACGTTGTGATGCTTCTCCTTTAAGTGCTTTATCAATTCCGTAACAAACGAGCGACTGTTGCCAGGTAAGGTGATGACCTTGCTGATATGGTTCGAACCACTCTGGTGTTACATGTGAAACAAATGTATCCCAGTCCTTGAAGGTGAGGTGGAGTCCAAGTTGGAATCTTGTTTTATAGGATTCCTTTATAGGTTGAGGAGTCAAACCCCATGTTTGTAATATGAAATACAAGCAGGACTTTTCCATTAGGTTGTACTCCTCTTCATTTATAAATGATGGGTTCATTATCCTTGTGTTTGTTCGGTAATAATTGCATCCTTAATATTCTCTTCTGTGTCACTCGATAATACTTCTGTTGCCTTTACCTGAAGAAGTCTACGCTTTTCCGCTAATTCCTTAAGAGAGAATTGCACGTTAGTNTTAAAGTCAACAGTCTCCTTAGACTTACCATATAGACGATCAAAGAATTCCTTGATAGCATTCGTGTCACCTGCGTTTATTTTTCGAAATAAAGCATTTATTACTTTATCTTGTTGTGCTATTAGACGAGCCAGCATTGCTTCCTTCGCAAATTTATGTTCAGGACCACCAGACTTAATAGTCTTTACTGCTTCCTTATACTCTGTAATTCTTTTTGCTTGTTCCTTTACTTTTTGTACTTGCTCACGTGTAGGAATTTTTATTTTAGATTTTGTTTGCATTGGTTTAATTATCGCATAGATATATTTTTAAGCAATTTTTTTTAAAATTTTTTATTTTTTTAATGTACTCGGAAATTGCGAGGACATTGTTTAACACGGTTTACATTGGCTTGCATTTTTTATCGTATGTTTAAAAAATTTTAAAATTTATATTTATCGGTTGGGTGTACCTTGGAGCGAGAGGTGCCTCCACTGGCGGGGACTGTCTGCCCTGCGCTCGATCCGGCTGGCCTTGTGCCCCGCTCAATGCAAGCCTCATGCAAGCCTACCCACTACACACCCTCCGGCTACATGCTAACAGTGCTATATTATACCCTTATATTATATAGGTATTATATAAGTATGTCGTAAAATGTGTATTTTGCGACATACTCACGTGCTCGTATAATGCGATTTAAGCCCTGTCAAAAACTAAATAGGTAGTATAGTAGCACTCTTCTTGGCCTTGCGTGCTGTGGCAAGCATTAAGCCCCAAGCGTGCTTATACTCTGGCGTTGCCTTACTCCAACGATCGTTTGCACGTGCTTGCATTACCTTGCGAGCCTTGTTTTTCGGCATATTTTTCATGTATAGCCCCTTTCCTTTCGGTGTTTTTACTGTTTGCATAGGCTTACATTACACTATATGCGATTATAAACAAGGATTGTCATGGTTATTTCAGAAACAATATAACATGACTCTATATATTGTCAAATTATTATAACACATATCTTAAAAAAAGTATATAGCGACTCCAAACAAGCCTTATTCTGTAACAAAAAAAGTCAAAAAAGCTCGCTACTGGCAAACATGGGTTTACATTAACTCATGCAAGTCACCGCAATCTAACTGTTATACCATAAGGTTATTTATACGATTTTTTCAAAACACCTCCAAAAACACCGTTTTGCGACATTAAAACGAAAAAACCGCACTTCCGTGCTGTCTATATCCTATAAGCCTAAAAGGAGAAATGTATAAAACCTAGTACCCTTAGTGAAGGGTACAGTTTTTTTTTTCAAAAGTCAATACCCAATCCAAGATCACGTCTGTATAACCACATTATCCCCTTATTTTTTAACCTCGTGTCATACTTGCATTTAATTGATGTATATGCGATGATAAGATAATTATATTAATAATACACACATTTATTATGAAACTATCAAAAGACACAAAGGAAGATCTAATATATTTACTTAATGAGTACAGAACCATGCGAGAAGATTATATTGAACGTACAAAAGATATGGAAGCAACACGTGATGCATTGGTACAATTTTTTAATGACAACAATATAAAAGAATACTATCATAATGGAAAAAAGTTTTTGATATACGATACCATATGGTATAAGTATCCGGCACAATGCAAAAAGCATAAAGGCGTAAAACAAATACCAGCACAGTATTTCAAAATGTTAGATAAGACAGAAAAAAAGTCAGCACTGTATAGAACAATGTATAACGCCAGAAAATACTCATAATCTTATCGCATAATACACCACATATAATATACCATGTAAAGATTGACAATATATATGCGATAAACTATCATATACATATAACAAATGTATGCCCATGCTAGTCCCATGCAAGCTACACAAATAAAAAAGAATAAGTATGTTTACATATATAAAGGATCACAAGGAAATTATAAAAGACATAGTCGGCTTTTATCTTTCTATTGGTATTATCATTTTAATAGCATATATTTTATGGAAATAACCTACTATCCCCACCTAAAAGGCTATATGGTAACCATACACAAGATCAACGGCTATGGTAAGTCATTATTAGCCTGTAACAAAGACCGCAAGCAAGCTATCAACAACGCAATAAGCCGGTTATACGCAAGTATTAACACTAAGAAGAAGTATAATAATAAATAATATGAACATACAACACATAAGAGAGGAATACAAGAAAATAGCGCCAAACTTCATGACGCCAGACGTCAAAGACTTTGTGCTAACACCCGATAATAGAATTATAGAGCTTTCTACAGGTACAGGGATTGACGGCAAGCCTATATGGGGAGTAACAGAATTTACAAAAGAGCAAGGAGAGAGACTACAAACAACACGTCGAGGACAAATGCACACTAGTGCAAAATCAGCACGCAAGCATTTCAACATATTACTAGCACATTAAATAATAACTATATGTCAATACTAAACATCACAAATCTAACCGAAAACCCAGAAGAATGGATCGAAAGCAAGTATAAAAATGCTTTTGAAGAGCTTGAAAAAGAGCTAGAAATATCAATATTATAAAAGTATTATAAATGCTTCTCGCTAGATAGCATAATCACAACGATTGTGCTATCCATGCGGTAAACAATTAACATAACACCGGCAACCCGCACCGGCAACGCATAACATAAATATTGCTATTGTATGTATGCTATGTTATTTGAAAACTACATATGAAAACAATCACGAAAGAGTACAATCTCTACACGTTTGACGAACTACCACAAGAAGCCAAAGACAAGGCTAGAGAAGATTTTAATCAAGACAATGGTTATCCGTTTCTAGCCGACAACATGGCGGAACGTTTGCATGAGCTACTTGAAGAAAACGACATCAAGGACGAGAATGACACAAGCGTATCAGGTACAAAGCCAACGAAAGTATTATACTCATTGTCTTATTGCCAAGGTGATGGAGCTATGTTTGAGGGTAGTTTTGTTTTTAAAACAGAACTAGAAAAAGTAAATAGGCAATGGAAAAAATATATTGCTTATGTAAAACATAGTGGACATTACTACCATAGCAACAGCAAGACTGTTGACATACGTGATGAAGAAGACAACGAGGCATCAGAAGGAGTCTACAAAGAATGGGAAACTATATACCAAAAGATATGCAAAGAGCTTGAACGCTACGGCTATACTCAAATAGAGTACGAAAATAGCGAGGAGTGTTTTAGAGAAACAAGCGATATTCTGGAAGCAGAAACAAGGTCGCAAGAACATTATCAATTAAACAAAACTACAACAAAATGATATACCTATATTTAACAGGTCTAGCCATTATTAGCATAGCGATAACAATATATAAAAGAATATGAAAACAAAACTACAACAAATTCCGTCAGCCTTAAACAGGGTCAAAAGTCCAAACCTCGACGAAAGTCCAAACCTTATAAAAGAGATAACGCCTATAATCCAAGAGCATAAAACAATAGTAATTACAGATACTCCCTCGCTTACACAAGCCACGGAATTGCTATCAAAGCTCAATAAATACAGCGATGCGTTAGAAGCCGATAAGCAAGCCATTACAGCCCCGATAAACGCTTCTCTCAAGGCCATCAGAGCCAAATACAAACCAACAGAGGACATACTCACAGCTAAAATCGCAGAGATACGTAGTGCTATGGGCAAGTACCACACCGAGCAAATAAGACTACAACAGATAGCCGAGAAGAAATTATCAGACAGAGTTATTTCTGGTAATTTGAAAATTGAAACAGCAACCAAAAAAATGGAATTAATAGAAAAGCCAGAGCAAAAAATAGTTACAGAAAGTGGTGGTATCACTTTCCGAACCCAGAAAAAGTTTGAGATAACTGATGCAACCAAGATCCCTCGCGAGTATCTTGTACCAGATGAAACAGCAATCCGCGAGGCAATGAAAGCCAATATAGAACTTCCTGGATGTCGTTACTGGGAGGAGCAAGTAGTATTTAATAAGAGATAATAATATTATAAACACATGTCACCAGTATACGTAAATTCAAAAGGAGAACAAATCGATACATCAACCTTAGCAGAGCCACATTTACAGAGGGCTTACGACAAAGCAGTGCGTGAAGGTAACGATGAGAATATCACCGCACTCACCCAAGAGCTTCAGGCCCGCGGGGAATCTATCGGCAATGACATAGCAGAAGTACAAGACGAAGATCCAAGCACCGATGACACAGAGCAGTAAGCCAAAGTAAAAGCACCCTAACAGGTGCTTTTTTTTGTTTATAAATCAAATGATAATTTTCTACTTCCCTCTTTTAAATATTTATATTACTCTTCAGTTATAAATCTTTTTTGAGCATAAAATTCTTTTTCCAAAACAAGAGGAACACCATTTGCAAATTTAGCAATTAGTTTTAGGTGCTTGCCATCGGAAGCGATTGCTTCACCTCCTGTTTTTACTGGCATCCAAACTTCTATAATTTCTACTTTATTTTCCATATACATTTAAAAAGGTTTTGTTAAATCTTCAAAATTCTGTTGCACCTGTGCTTCATGTTCCTCTACTTCATCAGTAGTGATATCACGCTCTTCACCGATATCAACACTCGTTTCAATATTCTCTAACTTCCGGACTTCTTCCCAGACCTTACGATCAGCTATAGTCCACGATAAACCTTCATTACTACCGGATCGTTGTAATATGCCTATGGAAGCCAGATTTTGCAGTACACGACCGATTATGGTGGTATTAAGACCTATAGCATCGGCTACTGTCTGATTGCGCGCGGATACACCGAAGTCTAGATCTGCGAGAAATCGTAAGCAAGCGCGCTTCTCTTCGTTTGCCAGGCTCCATGAACACCATTCGATATGGCGTATCATATTTTCTGGTAGATCCCAGGATTCTCCATTAGTGTCATGGTATTGCATGCACATTAGACCCTTCGCGAGGTTCATAAGCTCAAGCGCGACACGTGTTGGTGCTTCACTTATTGGTATATGGGTTACAGACTTCTCGTATTTATCGTATTGGATAGGGGTACGTAAGGTTGCAGCAAACATGGCGCTATTTAAGATTCTTTCGAAGGTTGGTGTTCCTTCAATTGATGGTATTTTTTTATCCTTGCAGAACAGTACTACTTCTTTTATATAGCCTCCGTACAATTCAGCTAACTTCTCATCAACCTTTTTACCATATATTTTTCTTCCAAGAGCTAGGCGTGTAGCTTTTTCCATATCATAATCTTTCATTCGATAATAGACCATACGCTCGCCGAGTACTTGTAAGTCTTCAACAAACTGGTATATTGCCGGAGTACAGCTAGCAAGCATACTCAGATGCCCTTCCCATTGTAAAGGTTCACTTGACGTGCCGGTAGTTTTGGTGTAGCTGCCATCATGAATCATACGAAACTGTGAAAGAATAGATGCTTTACTCTCACTTCCTTTTGAAAATATAACAGTAAGATCAGACATAACCAGTATACCAAGTTTACCTATTCGTTTTAATAGTGACATACTCTTTTCTCCCTTCTTGGCTCGCACTCCGGACATAAAAGAATTTTCAGTAATATCATCAAGCGCATGTAGAAACTTTGGATCAGTCATTGCGAGTGGTCGTAGTATTTGTGACTTACCGGATGATGATGGTCCGATAAGTGCCATCCAAATAGGGTCACCTAGTTGTAGGCGTGTGTTGACCGCTAAACTTATAGGCATCATCAAAAGTCCCTCATCTTCACTGTAAAAGTATTCGCCTACTTTTTGTTTTAATTCTGGGAAGGTCATTGCATCTTACTAACCGCCTCTTTAAAAGAACAGTTGTGTATTATCTTATAAATATCAATAGCATCAAAAGATTTGCCACACCCTCCGAAGCAGTAGCAACGATTCTGTTCTGGGTAGTATTTTAGTGATGGTGTCTTTTCATTGTGTGCCGGGCATAGGGCGAAGCCACTGTTGTTAAATTTTAGTAGGTCTGTTATAGGGTATTCTTTGGCACGTTCTAGGTCATCAGTTTCAATCCCAACTTTTCTTTTAGGCTTTTCTTCTACTTTAAAAGATTTTTCGTAAGCATCATAAAAATAAGAATCATGAGTAAAGTTAGCCAACTTATCACATTTTTCAGATATAACTTGTTCTAAAGAATCAAAATGTATTTTATTTTTTATAAGTTCCTGCAAGTTTCCACCACCAGCTATAAAATCCCCAATATCTTTGACATCTTCTGGTAGTAGCACCACATAAGCAGTAGGTATAAATTTTAATATCTTAATCATACCATTCGCCCCGGCAATATCGTTATCTAGGCATATAAGAACTTCTTTATCTTTAAATAAATCAATCCAACTTTCCTGAAAACTCATACAACCTCCAGTACTTGTAACTGCCGGTACTCCAGCAGACCAAGAAGATAGGCAGTCGTTTAATCCTTCACATATTAGGATAGTCTTTTGTTCCTTTAATCGATGTATGCCGTATAGTGCAACATGTGAGCCTTTATCATAAGAAAATCTTGGGCCAACATGCGACATAGGATCTTGTCGGTATAGGTTAAAAGATTTTATTCCATTAGCATCTATATATGGATATATAATTTTTCCATTATAACCAATTTTAAAATCCGTAAGCACTTCTTGCTTCATTTTTCGGTTACTAAAAAATTGTTGTATGTGTTTAGGAAATATCATAAATTATATTTTGTTTCTTTGTCTATGTTCTTCTTCATCCCAACAAACACAGGTATCCCACAAACAAGGTTCAAGTTTTTCTTCTAATATGTAAGTTTTATTATATCTACCACCTTGTTTTACTGTATGGCATTTACAATCAGTATCACTACACGGTATTTTATTATTCGGCAAGTAAGGAAGTTGGCACTCTTTACATTGGTTACAAATTATCTTTTTCATACATTTACAATCAAAAATCACCCAACAAATTTAACCCTCTTCCGGAGGGGTCTTGCTGGGTGATTACTAATAATAATATATAATTGTGTCCGGAAGATATTTGCATCTACCTATTATAGTCTGACAAAAATAAATTGCAAGTATATACGATGTGGGGATAACTTCACTTGCTATTTAACTATGACAATGATACATTTATCGTATATGACATACGAACAAGCATTAGAATTAAAAAAAGCAGGGTTTCCGCGGAAAGGAAATGGAGAATGGGGCGGAGATGATAATGGTAAAATGCCTACTTATTATCCCACCCTCTCTGAACTCATAGAAGCATGTGGGGAACAGAGAAGCGATAGAGATAAATTTGTTTTATGGTGGTCAGGTAAAGATTGGCGAGCAGGATATTATGAATATGGTGATGAAAATTATATTGATTGTTATCCAACAAATGAATCTGGCTCAACCCCCGAAGAAGCTGTAGCAAATTTATGGTTAGAGTTAAATAAGACTGGATTACAGAAAATGTTCTCACCAGAAGTACTTGAACCCGGAGAACCTTATACTGATGGTGGAGTTTTAGATAATTTTGGGATAGAAAAATAATTATGAAAACAATATTAAAATGGTTATTCAAAGAAGAATGGGATGAGTTAGCTGATAAATTAGATCGAGATAACTTTGACCATTATATGTATCACAGAGGTGAAAAGGATATACAATATTTAGGAGAAAAAGTATATCTTAATGAGAAAGAACAGAGGCTTACATTGTGGATAAAAAAACCAGTAAAAAGAGTCGAGATTTTTACAGAAGATGATAAATATTATGAGATTGAAATAAATTAACATGGAATACATCCTAGGCAAACCAAATAAAAAACAACAGATATTACTATCCAAGCGCAAGGAGATTATTATTAACCTGTGGAGTACTAAAGAGTACACACAATCGGAGCTGGCATTCATCTTCCGGCTCCCGCGTAACACAGTGCACCAGATCGTTAAAGAGTTATCAATTAAGTAAAATTATATGAAAACATTAAAAGATAAAAAAATATCATTTCAAGAATTTACAGATTTTATGATGTCTGGTAAAAATAGTGAACTATTTGTAATAGAGAATATATCAATTTCAAATTGTACTATTTATGATGTTCCTGAAGGCAGAAGTATTTTTGTTTCAAAGTGGATAAAGTATTTTCTTTTCAAGAAATTTGTGTATTTCTTTGATGGATACTTATTAATAGGTGTTGTTTTAAAAGATAATGTTTTTTACGATCGTTAAAGAATTATCAATTTATAATAACTAACATGAAAAAATCTAAACTACTAGACCCAATATGTACAAGATGTGGAGTGACACTAGGGAAGGAAATATCCCCAAGATGTTATCCTGAAGGGAAGGGCAACGGAAAAAGTATATATAAACTTCATTTATTTGAAGACCCATACCAAAAATTATTTGAGGATAAGCTCCGTAAGAAAGGAGATAAACAGTTAAGAAATGCAAAGATAATAGCCAGTAATATACTGGATAAAAGTAATTTATCATCAAAAAACAAGTTAAAAGATGCACAGAAACATGTAGAAAGAGAGTTAATCGAAACAATACTCCACAAAGACAAAGTAATTCAAAGAAAGAGAAATATAGCTTTAGATAAGTTAGACCAAGAGAACATACAGAATAATCCGCCCGATGAATCATGGGAGAATAAATCTTATCGCCTTGAAGGCGAATGGTCGAAAGAAAAAGCCCGCAATAAGAAGTTAAAGAAGATAATCATCTGGTCGATAGTGGGAGTGGTTATATTACTAGCGTTATTAATTTTAAGATAAAATATATGTCAAAAAAATATTCATTAACATCAAATAAAAAAGTTGTCTGGGGTACTACATTATTTCAGATAAAGGCAGAGGCTAATTTCGGCTCAGCTTCTAAAGGTGATTTAGGGGGTTATGTAGAGAAAGAGGGTAACTTGTCACAAGACGGTGACGCTTGGGTCTATGGTGACGCTCAGGTCTCTGGTAACGCTCAGGTCTATGGTGACGCTCAGGTCTATGGTGACGCTCAGGTCTCTGGTAACGCTTGGGTCTCTGGTAACGCTCAGGTCTCTGGTAACGCTCAGGTCTATGGTAACGCTCAGGTCTATGGTGACGCTTGGGTCTATGGTGACGCTCAGGTCTATGGTGACGCTCGGGTCTCTGGTGACGCTCAGGTCTCTGGTAACGCTCGGGTCTATGGTGACGCTTGGGTCTCACTCAAGGCTTCATTCACTAAAGGTTGGTTTATCGGTGGCGATGATACAGGAAAGATAACTGATATTACGGATAAGACTGGCTCAACATATTGGAAAAATCAATACGTACTCGGCGATTACGAAATCATACCTATCGAAGAAAAGATAGAAGTTGAAACACTAAAAATCGGCACACAGACATACGACAAGAAACAGGTCGAAGAAGCACTAAAGAATATTAAGCCACTTTAAAAGTATATTGAATTAGAGTATGAAAACAACACCAATAATCGAGTCAGTCGGTATCTTTATAACAATGAAAAAGAAGTTCACGCACCCAAAACAGGCAACTAAGAAGACTGATATTAAGATTAACTACAAAGGCAAGGTAAAGGAGTTCACACAGAAAGAGTTTTTAAGTAAGTTAGGGTTCTAGCTCTTCACCAAGTTCTTGGAATAGTGTGGTGGTTGATTGAAGGGAGTGGCGGAACTAGACGCTAAAACCCTTTGATGGGCAATGAGAAAGTTAAAAGTGGTACAACTCTAGTAACCAAGGTCTAGAGACCAACTGTAGAGTGAATATACGAGTGGGTAGATTGAGGAAATTTTATAAAGTACTCAGACTACCGATAAATTACTCGTCAAATTTCTACCTCCCCTCAATCAACCTTCAGGCTATTTCAGGAGAGAGGATTATTAATTAATACATAAACATATGGCACACGGAGAACATATACACTCAGAGCAATTATATCTAAAGGAAGTACTACAGATGTCGGGCGGTAAGCGAGGCAAGCGAGTTCTTATCTCTTACTGCATAGACTGCGGTAAGAAAATCAGCGAAGTCGAATTAGAAGATTAATTAATACATAGGATTATGAAAGAAATAACAATCGAACAAATGGAGTACGCAATCGTAGAAATGAAACGCCTCGAAGTAGAACACCCTAAAGCAAAAATTACCTTTGATACTCAAAAACACCGCATAAACATAACTTACCCTTTATCACGTGACTTCTGGGAAATAAAAGATATTAAAATAAATAACGATCACTTTAGAAACATTAAAAGATAATACACACCCCCATACCAGGGAGGAATGAGATGAAAATAGAACAACAAGTAGTGTCGTTAGAATTAAGTAAGAGACTTCGTGAGTTGGGAGTAAAACAGGAGAGTATGTTTATGTGGACACAGACATACACTCGTAAAACTAGAACTTTACAACGAGATAGTAAACCATTCTTACAAAAAACACCAAAAGGAAAAACGTACCCACAAGACTATTCTGCCTTCACTGTCGCAGAACTTGGAGAGATGTTGCCTAAAAGTATATATACAAAATCAGGAGAACAGTATACTTTTGGATGTTCATTTGATGTTGAAGATAAACCATATTGTTTTTACGAAAATATATACGGGTATTTTAATGAAGAACCACCAGAGTCAGGTAATACCGAAGCCGATGCTAGAGCTGAAATGCTCATCTACTTACTAGAAAACAAACTAATCTCCCTAACCTAACCCATGAACAACCAAGACACATACATAGAAGAAAAGCTAAAAGAGTTCGATGAGAAAATCTCAGACCATACTTTTAATGGAAACTGTTGTTACAATGACAATGAAGGCGGAAAAGGACATATAGATTGTAGATACCCATTCAATCCTGGGCGAGAAAATCCATCAGGGGAACAATGTTTAAAATTAAAAGAGGAACATTTTGACCTCCGCTCCACCCTCACCACCCTCCACTCCACTATCATTGAGGACTTGAGGAAGGGGATAGAGGAGAAAGTAACAGTTGATTTAAACAATGGACTATTCTATCGCATATCCTCAAACGAGCAAACCTTTACAAAGTACATCCTCTCCCTTTTACCATCTAAGCAAGAATCTAAGCAAGAAGAGAAATAATATGAAAATAAAACACACATACACTGGTGCATCAATAAAGGAACTCATTGAAAAGTTTAGGATTGGTTCGTCTGGATTTTATGAACAAGATTGGTATAAAAGTGAAGTATTTTACACAGAAAAAATGCCCCCTGGCGAGTATGAGATTATATTTGATAAAACTTCGATAAACAAAACCTACAGTGAACAGGTTGTAGAATTAGAAAAAGACTGTTATGTATCACATCCTGCGATAGTCATAGAAGCAGTGCTGACTCATTTCAAGAAAACTGGAGAAAGATTATTAAAAGACTGGTATATACATACATCCGTTCTCGGCTCGGACGATAACCGTGTCTACGTCGGTTACTTTGACGACGAGGGTATCTACGTCAACAGCTACTGGATCCGCTACCGCGTCGGCGGTCTTGGTGTTTCGTCTGCCAGGAAGTTACCCTTGAAGTCTGGAATCCTTTAGCCTCTTGATAATTTGAGCCTTGAGCGTGCTAAAGGATATCCTTGCTATAATTATTAACATTTAACAACAGATACATGGAAGAAATAATTAAAAAAATAAAAGAGTTTCCAGGAGATATTCAATACAGTATTGTTTCAGTTATCGTTCAACATAATAACTTTTCTATCACTGAAATGGTGGCATTAAAAGAATATACTTTACAAAATACATTAAAAGAAAAAAATGAGTCTATTACCACCCTAGCATATAAATCTATTGGACTTGTTTTTTTAGATATTAAAGATAAAAAACAACTTGAAAGTTTGAAAACTGACTTAAAGAATGAATTAGTAAAATTACAAATAATGAAAGATTTTTAACACCCCCCAGCAATAAAGGGGGAGATTAAGAACTAAAAATATATGAAAGTAATAAGTTTGTTTGATGGAATAAGTTGTGCGAGAGTAGCCCTCGAAAGGGTAGGTATTAAAGTTGATGCGTATTATGCAAGCGAGATAGATAAATATGTTATGCAAATAAGTCAAAAAAATTATCCTGAAATAATACAACTTGGAAGTGTTACAGATATAGATGTTTCTGAATTTGATGGTTGCGGTTGGGAAACTTGTACTTGTTGGAACCAAGAAGAACACCTAGAAAGGAACCTACCATTTGATTTACTTATTGGTGGTTCACCTTGCCAAGATTTATCTATAGCAAAGAAAGAGAGGAAAGGATTAGATGGAGATCGATCTAGTTTATTTTGGGAATATGTAAGAATTTTAAAAGAAGTAAGACCTAAATATTTTATTTTTGAAAATGTAAACTCAATGCCAAAAGAGGCAAAAGCTCTTATTACTGAAACTCTAGGGGTAGAACCTATCATGATTGATGCTGGAATTGTATCTGCTCAACAAAGAAAAAGATTATTTTGGACAAATATACCTGGTGTAACATTACCAAAAGATAAAG